GGAGAGCTCAGAGGGAACGAACCGGTTGGGCAGGGCGCAATACATCTTGAGGGCGCCGGCCAACTGGCGGTTCTGTTCCTTGTCGTTGTAGTTGAAGTTGTCCCAGTCGAGATTAAAGATTCTGCTGTTCATGGTGTTTTCGTCCGTCAGGGCAGGACGACCTCGATTTCGGCGTGGTTGCCGTTCAGGTCGATCTCGACGAAGTCGTCGGTGATGGCGGCCGCTTCTGTGGCGATGCCGATCCAGAAGTCGGCCGAGTTGTAGGTCGGCGTGACCTTCCTGGTCGTCTGGTCCCAGTAGACGCGCTCGCCAACGTGGAAATGGGTTCCGGCGATCTTGGGGACCAGGATCTTCTCGGCGTGGTAGCAGAGGACGCCCTCTTCGCCGTTGAGAGTCGTCTCGAGCAGCGCCCCGACCGTGTCCTCGATCAGGTAGAGGTAGGATGTGCCGGCGGCGTTGGCATCTTTGATGCCGTCCTTATCGCCGCTCGACGTGAACTTGAATGTCCGCCAGTCGGCCATCGGCGTGGCGGTTCTCAATGCATTGGGCATTGTTGACTCCTTGTTGAATAATTACTTTTTCAGTTTCCGCACACGCGGCTTTTCCGCCGACCGTCAGTCGAGTTTGATGAACGGGTTCTTGGCAGGATCGAGATAGGGATTGAGCGTGGGCGATGCGGGCTTCGCGCCGGGTTCCGTGCCGGTCGCGTTGCCGCTTGCGCCTTCCGCCTTCTTCTCCTCGACCCCGAACACGTCCTTGGCGAGTCGCCCGTATTCGTCGATCTCGGCGTCCAGGTAGAAGTTGAACTCCTTCCCGACTTCCTCGACCTTCTGGGGCGTGAACCTCGCGAGACGCGCCTGGACGAACTTGGCCTGCTGGTCGGTGAGTTTCCGCTCGGCTGCCTGCTTTGCGAATAACCCCCCTACCTGGCCCTTCGCGGCATCGAGCCGCAACTGGGATACCAGGGCCTCGCTCGCCGTTGCCCGTTTCTCGAACTCTTCTCGGGTCTTGTCGAAACCCTCTTCGGTGCGCTTGCGATGGGCGTATTCCCCCGCAACTGCCCGCCGTGTTTCGGTCTCGACATATCCCTTGACTGCCGGGTCGCTGGTGATGACGTCCACTCCGAACACGTCGGATGGCTGTACCTTTTCCGCCTTGAGGAACGACTTGACGTCCTCAATCGTGATGTCCATTAACTCGTCTCCTATTTTTTTAGTTTTCGCAAACGCCTGGAGTTGCCCGAGGAGGGTGGCCCCCTCGAACCCCGGCGTATCGATTGCTGAATTGCCTAACGCGATGCCCGTCACCTGACTGACATCGGCAACGAATAGCCCGCTCTTCTTGTCCTGCTCCAGTTCAACGTCCGCCTCGATGGAAGCGACGTCGAGCGGGAGATGGTGGAAATCAGGATAGATGTAGCAGGCGACGACCGACGACAGGCGCGTGCCGATCTGCATCGCCTTTTTGCCGACGACCTCGCCGATGGCCGTGCGCCCAACCGTGTCGTTCGAGGCGGCGTGTCCGTGGAAAAGTTGGAGTCCTGCCGCGATCTTCTCGTGCAGTTTCTCGATGGCACTCCGATACCAACGCTTGACGATGTTGCCAACGCCGAGCATGACCCCGCGCGCCTCGCCCTCGTGGCCCACGACGAACGCCTTGAACACCGGACGCGGATCGTTGAGTTTGATCTCGCGCAGCCGGGCGGGCGGGATCATCTGGGCGATCTCGCTCGCCGCCATCATACGGAGTCGGCATTGGATACGCATGGGAGTCTCCTGTTATTTGGCCCTCTTGGGCCTGCCGCCCTTCTTCTTGACGACCTCGGCCACCTGCGCATACTTAGTTGCCGTTGCCTGCATCGGCTCGCTAAGTTCGAGTTTTGCCACGAGTCCTTTCCTTTTGACCACAACCACATCCGGTATAGCGGCAACCTCTGCCCGTTTCTTCATCGCGGCGATGTCGCCCAGATGCGATGTCGTCAACGGACCACCGGGCTTGCGTTTCGGGTTCATTTCCTTGTAGCGGTTCCTGTCAAAGTCGAACACCCTGGGTTTGACCTGTTCCGCTAGGATGTGACGCAACTTGACGGGCGCGTCATCAGCCTTCGGCTTTGTCGGACTTGAGAAAATCATGTCAACTCCTGTTGTTAGATATGCCTGAATGGCGACCCGCCCCTGCGATGCGGCGCTCCGCCGACACGTGCCGCCCGCTCTCGCATGACCAGGCCGACCGTATGGCCGCAACCCGTGCATTTCGCGCACGTCGCCCAACCCTTGCGCTTGAACGGGCAAGGACATCGCTTCACGAACATCGCCGAACCGCACTTAGGACAGAGCGTTTCGGAGATAGTCAGTCCAAGGTCATCCGTCGGCGCTGCCGTGCTGATCACTCTGCCGCCCCCTTCGCATTGGCCTTGATATCGACTTCCGTCTTGAACCGCTCCATATCGAGCTTCGCTTGTTCGAGTTCCTTCTCCTCTGCCGCCTCGCGCAACTCGGTCTCCTTCTCCACGTCGACGCCGGGTATCTGACCCGCAACGAACTCCTTGCTGATGATGCCGCCAAGTGCGGCCGGGATAAGCACGTTCTGGAGGTTCGTCCAATGATCCTGTGAGATGAGCGGTATCTCGACGCCTATCTTCGAGGGGTCGAGCTTGGTCGACTTCTGTGAGCCGCCCGTCTTGAGGTTGTAGAACATCATCGCCTTCTCAAGCAGTTCCTCGAATGTGCCGACCCATATCTCGCGCTCGCGCGTGGTCGCCGCCATAACGAGTTCCCGCGTGTTGTCGCCCGTCGCCCGGTTCTTCAAGAGGTCGAGCAATCCCAAGTAGTGAATCGGGATGCCCGTTGTTCCGGAGATCATCTTGACGTTGAGTTCTATCTCGCTGATGATGTTCTGGACGCCGTCGGCTGTCGGTGATACGAGCGTGAAGATGGCCGTGTGCGCGATGGCCTTGCCGATCTTCCAGTTGATGTCCTTGATCTGCTGGAGCAGCGCCGCGGCCTGTTGTGGCGTGGCGCATTGGAAGTTCGGCGTGGGCGAGGCGAAGAGATGGTTGATCTCCCGCAGGTCGCGCAACGCCCTATCCAACCGGTCGATCTGCGTCAGACACTTCATCACCTTGGGCTGTGCGTCGTTGGCGTCGTTGAGCCGCCCGCCGAACTTCTTGTAGACGAACTCCGGCTCGTCCACGGATCCCGCCGGCAGGAGTTGCGAGACGTTGTTGATGGTCACGGTCGTCGCATCCCAGAACAGGCGCTTGTACCAGAGGTAGTCGTTGGGGTCGACGTCGACCTTGTATTTCTTCGAGAGCCAGGAGATGAACCGCACCGACACCATGCCGGGATAGTCCTTGTACGGCTCCTCGTCGTCTTCGTCCCAGAACAGGCGCAGGGCGATCTTGCCCTCGATCTCGGATTCCTTGACGATCTCCTGCGCCATCTCGGCGTCGAGTGCGTTGTAGGCGAGGAAGTCCTCGGCCCATTCGAGTTCTGCCGCCGCCTCTTCCTTCGTCTCCGTGCGATGTACGACTTTCAACCCCTCGCCCAGGATGAACGCGGAGCGCAGGTCGACGACGGCGGCAGTCTGGAGGCATCCCCACTCGGATGTGCCGCTATATTTCTCGGATACGGCCAGGACTCCCGTCGCATAGTCGCGGTAGTCGTTCCCGACGTAAAGGTGTTCGGTTTCCTGGAGCGTGAGGATGTCCTTAGTAAGCAGTTCCTGGACCTTGTAGAGATGGGCAACCTTGTCCTGGAATCGGTCTGCCTCCGACCGCGCCTCGAACTCGCGGAGTGAAGCGCTGGTCGCTTCGGCGACAGCCTTCTGGACCCGCATCTCTTGTGCCTGCGCCCGTGCTTTGGTATTGAATATGCCCATCATTTCCCCCTAGTCGGGATACACGCTACGGAAAGTCATGCCGATGTATGTCGCCGCCGCCTTGATGTGCGTGAATATCGCGTACCGAGTCGCGTCGAGCGCATGGTCGTTAAACTTAACCGGCTCGGGTATCGGCTCGTCGTTCTTATCGACCTTCCACTTGTAGGTGGAGAGTTCCTTGATGATGTTGGACGACCCCTCAAGGACGAATATCTTCTGCGAGCGCAGGAAGTCGATACCCGCGCGCACGCTGTCCGCGCCCTTGGGCGCCGGCAGGACGTTGAACCCCATGCTGTTTATCTCGTCTATACTCTTCGGCTCTGCGCTATCGGCATAGACATAATCAAGCGGGCGGATGTCGAGG